AATCTACTGGTGTTGGAGCAATGCTATCTGCAGGACAACATCCTGTGTAAGCCTCAGCATTGTAGTATGCATTGTGGTTCAAGAAACGAAGTGCTGGAGAACCTTTGATATCTACACGTAGGTAGTAAGTTTCACCACACAAGAAGTCTTTACAACACTCTGTGTTAGGAAGTACAGGAGTAATTGCAGTTGTAACAGTTAATACATCAATAGTTGCATCACCTGTACCACAGCTAATTGTAACTGTATCACCAATAGTATATCCTTTTCCTGGAGCAATAACTGTTACTGCTGTAACAGGTCCTGGTACACCAGCTGTTGTTACTTGAACAATAAGTCCTGTTCCAGTACCACCAGTTACTTCACAGATATCACCGTTAGTATATGTAGTTCCAGCTACTAACGTTCCTGCATCAAGTGTAAGAGCTCCACCACCTGCAGTACCATAAGTAGAACCTACGTGTACAACATTGTTTTGAGGAGCACATGGATCTACACGGTAGAATTTCTGTACATATCTAGGGTTAACCATCTTAGACTTGTTAGTCTCAGTATAACCTCCGTGGAAAGGACCAATCTTATCGTCATTGTAGATTGCAGATCCAGCAATGTAGATATTACAACAATCTTCAGGAAGAATAGAAAGGTTTGTTTTTGGACTAAATATCCCTACATATCCGCTTGTCCAAGTAGAAAGATCTGTTGGAGAAGAATAAGGGAATTGCTCCTTAAACTGAGACATCCCATTAAGGATGTAAGTAGGTTGTCCTACAGTTGTAAGATAACCTTCATCTGAACTCACAGATACTGGTAAACCAGTAAATGGGTCAGTTACAGACGCATCTGACAAGGTAGTACCTGTTGCCAAGAATGTCTTTTTAAATGCGTGATTAAAATAAGCCATTGTTTTTGTTTTTGTTAATAAATAAAAATATACATATATAATATAGCAAATATACTTACAAAAAGCAAATTTGCTGATACTTTTTTTATCCTGCTACTTCAGCCATATCGTGATCTAATAAACGTAGTGCTATTGGATCAGTACCAAAGGTTTTTAATTTGTCAACCCATGTTTGCATTTTATCATGCTCTTCTACCTGTTCTTTAAGGTATGTAAGACATAATTCATATAACATATGATCATTCATTCCTAACGCATGGTCTGCCATCTTCTTTATTTGAGAAGACACTTGGATCTCATGCTCATAAGAAAGTTGAATAATCTCAGGTAGGCTACCTGAAAAATCCTGCTGAGGTTGATCCAATCTAGGAGTAAGTGGTTGCACACCAAAGGCCAAAAGATACTTACGCGCAATATCAGCATGTGTAAGTTCTTCATCTGAATACTTTCTCCATAAAGCAGAGGCACCTTTGAATCCTTTTTCATCTAACCACATAGTCATTGCCATATAGATACGAGAAGAATACTCTTCTTGTTGAATACGATAGTTAAGATATTCAACACATGATTCTGTGATAAGTGGATTCATTGTTTTGAATTCAGGAGTTTCTTTAGATGTCCCTGTACTTGGACTATCAATAGCAGGAACACCTGTTGATTCAGGTACCTTAACTATCTCAGGTCTTTTTAATATTCTTGGTTTTTCCATTAGTTATTATTTTCTACAGAATTATCTTGAATAGATACCTGATTAACTGACTCAATATCCCCCGCAATAATTTTAGCGGCTTCATCAATAAACAGCTCAACTAGATCATCTTTAAATTCGCACTGCACTTCCACAGTTGATATTTGATTAGTATATGGATCTACACATCCTAAAATCTGAATCCGTCTAGGCTGTCTATAATAAGTCAGTTTAGCGGTAGGTACTTCAAATTCATTATTAGTATAGATACGCATTGCGTTATTTTTAAGAGTACAGAATGTCTCACCCCAATCATAACTAGGCTTTTTATATTGGTCTCTAAGTAAAGAATCAACGTTAGCTTCTTCAGCTAAGTAGATAACCATTCTCCTCTTACCACAACAGTCTGTAGTAGAGTCTGCGCTTATCCTTTTCCACTCAAAGTAATCAGTAGGAAGATTTTGATATTCGTAGTAAAGATCTTTTTTAGATAAGTTAATAGGAATCTCAGTAAGTAATATCTGTAAATCATCTATTCTTCTCTTTGATCCTTCGTCCCCTGTCTTATATAAGTTATTACCCTGAAGGTTTCTACGACACCATGATACCATACCCTTATTAAAAGCTTCTACAATATGCCAGCATTCAAGATTATCATAATCCTGACTTGCCAACTTATTGAGTCGTTGCTTAATTTTTATCTGTATAGTAACGTTATCCATTATTTCTTAGATTTCTTTTTTACAGAACCACCTTTTTTTAAAGGTACACCTAGTCCCATTTTAAAACCTGTTCCTATTTTATCTAAAGTTGATCCGTGCTTCATTGTATACTCAAGTTTTTGTTTTTGAGTAGCTGGTTTTTTTAATGGTTTTTTTGGCTGTTTCATAATTATCTTTATTTACCTTTTTGAGCAAGTTTCTGAAACTTAGACTTTCCGTATTTCTTTCTACCAATAGAAGCAGCGATAGCATCAGCTGCATCTTTTGATTTCCCAGCTTTCTGGATCTTAGAGGAGAGGGCTTTAAATCTCTCCCCTGATCCAAGTTTGGGCATCTTAGCTTTCTTTTGCTTAGCCATGATTATTATCCTCTTTTTTTCTGCTCTCTCTTACCTGGAAACTGCATTGCCCCAAATTTCTTCTTTTGTTTACATTTTCCACTACCTGGATCTACACCATCTAGGCAAGTTTCTGTATTCATAACAGTAGAGCCCAAAGCATATTTCTTTTTAGTAGCGCCACCTGCTTTCATTTTAGGTTTAGCAGTTGCTTTACCTCCTGCTTTCATTTTTGTTGTTGTTTTTTTCATGATATAAAAATTAAATTGTTAACAGTTCCACTTTCTTAAAGACTTATTGATCCTTGAGTTAGGATCATTAGCTGTCTTAGAGCTAGTTAGTTTTTTCTTCATCCCTGACATTCTGCTACAAAATGACTTACGTCTTTTAGCATCTTTGCTATCAGGATCAAGTTGCGATGGCTTCTTAGTTACGGCTGTCTTAAGTTTGCTACCAGGGTTAGCTTTACGGTACGAAGCTACACCTTTAGAATTAAGACCCCCTGTCTTACTTTTACCTTCTTTTCTTTGCCATGCTGGTGACTTTACCATTACTTTTAGTTTTTGTAATACCACCCTTCTTTTTCTGAGGTTGTTTATTCATCTCCTCATTAGCAATTCTAATGTTCGCCCTTGGATCATAGGTACTCACTGTTGAAGCAAGATTAGCTAATTTATTCGCCCATGGTTTAATAGAAGATTTTTTTGCTCCGTAGCCAGGTTTATTTATCATCATGCTGTCTACCTCAGTACCATCTTGGGCTTTAGCTAAACGTTTTTTAGTACCACCTTTTTTCATTGGCTTAGCAAGATTAACTTTTTTAGATGCAGAAAGAGCCCTAGGTGATCTAGGACTTACTTCCGCAGCTTTATTTTTAATCGTTCTCATCGCTTAGTTTTACGCTTTGTAGTTCCACCTCTTTTTTCTTTCTTAAGAGCTTCTTTAGCTAATAAAACTGAGCCAAGAATAGAAGAGCCAACACCTGACCACATTGTTGCGTTTTGAGCTTTATTATTCTTGGTTTCTTGTTTTTTAGCTTTTTTATCAGCTAAGCTTTCGTAACCTTGAGCAACAGCCCTACTATTGCGCTTTTCTGCAAATGATTTTTTTGGCTTTTCACCACCGTCTTTCATTTTGGTTTTACCGCCACAGGATTTACATGCTAATGACTTTTTCATGACTTCAAAGATTATCTACCTTGACCTTTCTTAGGCATAGCGTTTTTACCTCCAGTATATTTTGTAGGATTCTTCTGCGCTGTAACAGTAGCATTAGTTCCTCCTACGCGTCCTGTCGCTTTTTTAGAAGCGTAAACAGGTGTATTCTTATTTGATCCCATAACTTATGTTTTAAACGTTATATATATAATATACATTATTCATTCCACATAGGCTCTATTGTATTCAAAATATCTACTAAAATATTTTCATTTAGTGGATTTTTTAGATACTCAACGATCTCTGATGCATTTCTACCCATCATTGTAGATGTCTGTAGGTGATAGATCATACCATCAGCTCGTGGAGCCAGAATCTTGTAGAAGCTAGCATCTTTAACAAGGGCCTTAAGTTTTAGAGTTTCCATATCAAGCTCTGCTGCTTTTAGGAATGATTCTGCTGCTCTAAGCTCATTACGCTCAATACCTTCACCATTGATATACATATCCATATTTTCGTACATAATATCAATTGGTGTTGACTTCTTATACTGAGCACTGTGTGCATCAACAATCTTACATACATACATAAGCTTGTTAATGTTCTTATTGTATAGTTTATCAAGTTCACTAAGAGCTTTATTACGAAGTTTCTTAGTTTGCGTTCTTGATGCAACTGTATCAACAGTTTTATCTAGATAGAATTTAGGAGGTCTTGACATGTTTTGAGCATCTTCCCAGCTCTTTGCAACAATCGAGAAGCCACCTGCCTCTATTGCTTTTAATTTAATTAGATCAAATGGATCATTCTTAGGATTAAGAAACAATGGTTCATTACCACATCTTACTGTTATCTTAGTCCAAAATTCATCATTGTCTGGTCTTAGCAACTTTACCTTTGTCCAGAAATCTTCATCTGTTGGATCAATAATATTTGTTGCTAATTCTCTTTCTAATAGAGCAACTGTTTCTCTAATATCTTTTATAACAGCTTCTCTGTGTTCAGAATCCTTAATATTCTTTACTTCAGGAGCAAATTCATTAAGACCTGTAACGTATCTCTTGATGCCATTTTTCTCTAAGCATGCAAGTTGTTCTTCCTGAAATGTTCCAGGAAATAGGGATAAATTATAATTCTGCAATCCCATGTTGTCAGAATCAGGATTAATCAATGGTTTAATTGAAATAGGTCCTGTTGCTGAAGGTCCGTTAGTTACGAATGTTACACTCATTTTTGTTGGTTTTTATTTGTTGGTTTTACTTATTGATTAAAACAGGGAGAGCAGGGAATGGTTACCCTGCTCTTTGTTTTTTGACATATTAGAATGATCCACCAGTAATTGGGTTTCTCATAACAATCTTAAGGACTTTAGTAGGATCCTTAACCCAGATTGCAGGCATAGTTTGTGTCATGTATACACGGTATCCATTGAACTGACCAGAAGATTGGAATCCTTGGCTACGTCCCATGTAATCCATAGTACCATTTTGATACCACCATTTCAATTGATTATCCCAAGATAATTTCAACAAGTAGATATTATCGTTAGTGTTATCAGTGATATCAAAGATAATGAAGCTATAAGAAGACAACGGGTTACCATCGATGATTGGGTTTTCAATATCATTAGTATGGATGTTGTCAAACGCTGGGTTCAATACAAACTTAACGTTAGCCAAGAATGGGATGATATAGCTAGTATATGCAAATCCAAATCCTAGATCCATACCTTTATTAGTGATTGCACCAATATCAGCAGCAAGGATGCTCAAGTTAGAAGAAGCTGCTTCACGTTTGATAGCCTCATTGATCATACGCATACCACCAATTCCTGTCTGAACAATAAGCTGACGCTTAGGATCTGGACCTTGGAACTCAACACGACCTGCGTAGAAGTTATAAAGCTCTGAACGGAATAACTCAAGAGAGAAACTAGATTTGTTATATACTCTTTTGAATGAGCTATCCAACTGCTTCCAAAGACCCACAGATAGACGTAGATCATCTGGACCATCTTGACGAAGTCTACCTCCATGACCCCACATAAGGTAAGTCTCGATGTCAGTAGCAATCTTAGTCAAGTGAGCTGCTTCCATTGAAGTAAGGAAAGTACGAGAAAGATCTCCATTTCCAATAGCACGCTTAACATAATCTTTACCCATCTTAGCAACCATATCCTCAATGTTAGAGACAGATGGATCCATAGATTTGTCAAAGTTTCTCCAAATCTCAGTTACAGGAACTGTACCATCAGCATTCATTCCTCCTTTGATCATCATGTCTGCGCGAGAAGAGATAGAGTAATGAACGTGAGCTTCTGCACCTCCTACATAGTTGTAGAATTCACGGAAACCTGATTTAGTTTGGATATCAGAGAATCTTTCACCATATTCTCCACGTGCAGAACCTTTACGGAAGAATTTAGTACCATTTGCAAGATACTTGTTATCCATGAACTTGTAGTTGTCATTATTTACAAGTTGTACTGTGTAGATGAATCCATCTCCAATAGGAAGGATATCTTCTTCAGGTACAATGTAAAGTTCGACACCATTGTACTTGTCATAAGTGATGATGTCACCATGACCAAACTCACGCTTATTAAGCTTGATTTTGAACGTGTTTCCATCAACACCTTTTGCAAGGTTTTGTGGTTCAATATCTTCGATGACGTACGCTAGATCTTGAGCTACAGGTGTTTGCCACTTGTACTCTCCTCTTACGTTATCAACGTTGATAACATTTTTACCACCAAAGGATGACATTTGATAAAGAGGCATTTCGACTTTTTGAGTCATTGCCCAAATATCAACTGGGCCTAAATCCATAGGCTCTGCATCCTTCAGCATGTTTACAAGGTGGTATGAATCTACGTGAGAAGACGCATTGTACTGCGTATCACGAAGGAATATACCATTGTTTAAAACTGGAGTTGCCATTTGTGATTTGTTTTTGTTTGTTAATTATTAATTTATATCTGTTTTACCTTCCAAAGAAGTTCTTTTTGGGTCTATTTAAAGTTCGAGAAGGTTCTCTTGAAGATCTATTAGAATCACCTTCATCTGCGGATGATGAAGATATTTTAGTAGCTTCTTCAGTTTTAAGCTGTCGAACTGTCTTTTCCATTGCTGATTTTTCTGCTCCTTCTTTTAGTTTACTCTTATATCCATCAGGATCAGCAAGTAACCAAAGTGCTTCAGCAATAAGATCGTGACGTGGCTCAACCCACTGATACTTCTCCAATAAGTGACCTAACATATTTGTTTGACGTCCATTAATAGATGGGTAATTAGGTTGAACAAGTCCAGAGAACAATAAATTTTGCATTTTGTTATCTAACTTAATGCCATTAAGTTCTCCTCCTGCAAGTGCGCCATAAACATTATCTTGGTAAAGCTTAGCTTGAGCTTCTTGCTGTTGCTTTGTCTTTTCCTGTTGTTGTATACGCGCTTGAATCAGCTGTTCCTGCATTTGATCCAGACGAGGTTTGAATCTTTCAGCTTTTGTTTGAAGATCTCCTCTATCTCTTAACGATTCAATTTCTTCTTCAATTTCTTCTGCCGTTCCATACTTAGTAGCTTGAAGATACGATCTTACAATATTTTCTTGTCCATCAACAGATGCAGGATTTAATTCTTTTACTTCTTCTGCAGCTGCAAGAGCACGAAACATGTTTTTAAGATCTGTACCACCATTAGCTACATACTCATATGCACGCTTCAATTCATTAGGAAGGCCTTCGTAGAATGTAGCAGGTACTTCTTCTAATAAACGATCTTCTCTTTCATTAAAGTTTGCTTCAAGTAGTTCTTCCCAGTCAGCCTGTGAGTAGTCCTCTAACTTCTTACCATCGTCAAATGGAAACAACAAACCTTTTTCAATAAGTTTGTTTGCTGTTTCAATCATAACATCTTTTGTAAGAGATGGTCTACCGCCAGGATTCTTTTGCGCCTCCTCTATGCTGGTTTCTAAAAGATCATTAAGATTCTCTAAAGAAATGTTTTCAGCTGCAGGAGGAGTACTTGTTGAAGTATCATCTGTAGTTGCTGCTGGACTAGCAGTTTCACTGGTAATTGGTTTGTCAAGGAACGTTGTGTCAGTTGTAGTCTGTGAAAAGATTCCTGGCTTCTTGTTATCATCTACTGTGGTAGATGTATTAGGTACCATTATACTTTCGCTTCCTACTCCTAACAAATCTTCCAAGTTGTCAAATTCGACTTCCTGGACATTTGTTTTTTCATCAGCCATTTTTTTGTTGGTTTTAGTTATTGACTTACTATTAATATAAGCAAATTTAACAAGTTAACTTTTATATATTTAAGATAAAGTGATTATATATTTAAAAGTTTCTCATTATATCGCTATGATTTTTTATTCTTCTTTTCTTCAGGTTTTTTGGATTTACCATCAAAACGATTTTTATTCTCTTTGGCAATATCCATCTCCATCTGTTTAAGCTGCGTTTGGTGTTGCATTTTGTCTTTCTCCATCTGCATTTTCTGAGTAAACTGATTTGTTTTGTTTACCTCTTTTTCACGATTCATGCTCATAGTCTCTTGATATTCAGTAGACTTACGCATAGATTCCATTTGATCTGCAAAATCAGATTGTTGATTTTGATTAAGATCCTGCATAGCACCATAACCAGAAGATTTAATTTCAGCAACAAGAAGATCCTTTCTTCTATTCTTTTCTGCTTCAACTTGTTCAAACTCTCTTTCAGAAGCTTTCTCTTGAGCTATTGCTTCAAGTTCCATTTGCTTCATCTTCTCAGCCTGAGCGTATTCTTCTTGCTTCTGTTGTTTTTGTTTAGTTTCAATATCCTTAAGAATGTTATTTAAATGACCCATAGAGTCAGTCTGTAGGATATGACCTAAATCATAGATAGACGCCCCTGATGTATTGTTAGATATAGCCAGTTGCTTCATTTGTTCAATGATTGTTCTATGATTAGCTTTAGTAGAACAGAACACATTTAGATCACGCATTAATAAATCTGTACCATTGATCTCGAAATTAATCCGTTCATCATTAGAAGTGCTTAATTGCATTCTAATTGATGGTTTAGTAGATGCGTAGTATTGAGCTAGATCAGTACGCATTTGATGTACGCGTGGCATCAGATGATCTGAATGCTGAGTAAAGTATTGTTCTGTTTGTGCATAAGAGCCTGCAATAGCTTGTTCAATACCTGTAGCAGTATTAGTTTGACCTAATTGCTGTCCTAAACGTTGTGGTGTAATACCAATTACTTCAAAAGCTTGTTGCTTAAAAAAGTTAGCCAATTGGATACGCGACATCATACGCTGTGTCTGTTCAAGATTCAACACCTGGAAGTGTTGGAAGTTAAGAGCGTTCTCTGTATTAGTAATTGAGGTATCTAATGGTAACATACCAAAATCCTTCATTGCTACATACGCCTTAGCTAAATTACCTTTACCCCAATCTTCACCTAGTGAATGTTGTGGTAGGGTATTTTGATCAAGCATGATAACAGACCCAATCTCATCAACAAGAATATCAGAAATCTGATTATTAACCATATTGTATGCAATCTGGAATGGTTTCATCAGATCTACAAGAGATACAGATTTAGTATTTCTATCGGAGAATACCCTTCCTTCTACAGGAAGCTTGCATCCATACAGTGTATTGTCACCTTTGAATTGGAATTTCATAGGTTTAATTCTGTTCTGCATGATACCTAAGTACATAGGATTGATGCCTCCAGGGTTTTGCATACCCCACCATGATGGCATATTAGGGCCTATCTTAACACCACCCCATACTTGGTTAATCCATATCCAATCAATATGCTCACCAAATAATAGATTATCTTTTGATTTATTCTTAAAGAATGTAGTATCATAAATAGGCTTATCAACTACCTGATAGTGCTCATCTACAATCTTGTTAGTGACAGATCCATCTTCATCAATCTTAAGAAGGTGACCTACTTTGCGCTGAGACTTCCAATATGCCGTTGTTACACGAAGCATATGTGCAGTACCCATATCATAGTAATCTTCTGATTCACCCATGATCCAGTTGATGATATCACCTCCGTTGTAAACGAAGTTATCATACATAGAAGTAAACTGTCTATACTCAAGCGATGGTCTATTGGTATTCCATTCGTGAGATCTTGTAGCATCATAGTATGTACCATCATTCTGATATCCCTGAATAGGGTAACCTGCAGATCTTACAGGATAAATAGCCTCAATTGATTCTAATTGTTCTTCAGACATGATCCATCCATACTTATCAATAATATCTGAAGCAGTAAGCATTTCAATTTTTCCTACCCAGTTACCTTGAGATATGTAACGTACATCAGGAGACTTATGGTAAAATGTAAGAACAGGATTCCAGAGTTCGATATTATAATCGTCTTCAAGCATTTGGAAATGCCAGAATTCTCTATCTGTGATAAGTACGTCTTCAAAAGCGCGCTCTTCTAATTCATCCATCTTAAATCTTTCTTCATCGATAAGATGTTGCTTAGAAGCCCATTCTTCACAAAGACTTATGTAATCTTTAGAATAGAATTTTTCAATTTCAGGAAGAGACTTAATAGCTTCAGGTGACATTGCTTTCTTAATCTCAGGATCATTTGGATCAGCACCCATTTCGATAAACTTAGCAGCCATTTTTTGTTCTGCCTGCTGAACTAATGTATTTTCAATGTCAGCTCTTTTGGCCTCCATGATTTCATTATAGGTATACTCATCAACAGCTCTAAAATTTACGCGAGTATTTCTCTTAGCAAATTCTGCTGTAAGTACTTTAATTACATTAGGAACGATTGGATAAAACTTAAGCTCTAATGCAGAGGGATAATCTTTTGCCAAAGTATCTACGATATCTCTATACTCATTATCATCTTCCATTAGATAATCAGTCTTGTCAATGATACCTTTGGCCAACTTATAGTTCTTCATCAATCGTCTAGCATTTCTACGAATATGTTTAAGACCTTGCCATTCTAACCAGTCCATATTCCATGCTGTCCAATCATCATCCTTATCTTTAGCAGGTAAGAATTGAAGAGGTTGAGTAATATTGCCTAAGCGATTATACTCAGCTCTTTTACCTTTCTTAAGTTGGAGCGCGTTTAAAATTTCCATTATCTAAGTTTTCTATATGGTAATCTAGGTAATCTATTTCCACTGGAGCCTCCTTTTCGATTACCCATATGTCGAAAAGGGGCACTATTTAATTTATACAAATTATCTGACATTTGCAAGTTTTTCGTCCTTACATCATCAACTCTTTTACTATATCCTCTATTTGATTGCTGTACTTTAGCAAAAGCAATTAAAGCTGCTAGCGATACAAGCCTATCGACGTTAGTGCCTGGTCTATACTGTTCCATTTCTATGAGACACATATAATCAGTTATTCTTTCTATTCCGTAGGTAGTTTTAGTTACGGTTCCATCAGCATCTGTATCCTGATGTATCTCTTCAGTTAACCATCCAATCAAATAACTCAATAGGTGCGTTTTGAATATTGTACCTGTATTCTTCCAACCATAATCAGAATAAACACTCTTATTAGCACCTAGATCCTTTAAGAATACAATTTGACTTTTAGGTACTAAGTATTTCTGCTTTCTTCTTTCAATCATATATTGTATGAAAAGAGAAACGTTGTTTTCTACAATTGTCCAGGCATTATACCATTCAATGATCAGCTCTAGTTGCTCATGTGTTTTAGTAAGGTCATCATATCTACCACACCAAGAAGCTACAATCTTATCGCCTTCTGCTAGATTTTCTACTCCTTTATCAGTAAGCCTGGTTACCTCTACAGGGTTTTTGTATACATGTATTGAACAGAGTGATTCTGATGTTGTTGTCTTACCCTCACCAACGGGGTCAACAGAAGCATAATACGTACCCCATTTTGAGTCAGCAACAGGTCTTTCATATACAACAAGTACTCCACGTTTATCTTCTAGTTTCTTATCTACAGGAAATTGCATGATTGGTAATCTACGCGATTGCTTTGCATTGATATCACCACTCATCATTCTCTCCAATTCTATATGCTCGTAAGGAAACTCTTTGTCTTCTATACGCTTCTTTTGCGCTCCTACAAGAAGTAATGGGAAGATTGACTCATCACGGAAGGCAAATGCTTCTTTGATATTTATAGGATGCTGTGATATACGTAACCTGTAGATCTCTGGAGATAGATTCTTTTTCCACTCCTCACGTATAGTTTGGATTGCCTCTAATGATTCTTTTACAAGTGAATTACCATACTTATCAATATAAGGAGGCATTGACCATTGCTCAGGAATAAAAAGGGCTGTTCTACCCTTGACTCCTGTATCATCAATTAGTGTTGTTTCAACACCATACATACCATTGGCATCAGGGTTCATTGTAAAGTCCTCTAATGGTTTACATTGTGATAGATCACCTACTGATCCTGCTGCAATAAATAATCCAGTAGTAATGCTGCCTGATTGCATTGCAGGACGGAGGTATTCAAAGGTCTTACTCATTGTGGGGGCAATACCTGCTTCTTCATAAAAGAAGTAAGAACATGGCCCCCCTACACCTTTTGTATCTGTTTGTTCAAAAGACATACCTTGTAGCATTCCCTTTAAACCTTTCTCCTGCTTTCGTCCATTTTCAGTTACTTCAATCTTTTGCTGCCATGTAAGTACCTTACCTGGATTCATAGGACGATACCATGCTGTCTTAGCATTAAGGAATGCGCGATACTCATCTAAAAACTTCCAGGATCCTTCAAGACCAATATAATCTTTAAGAGATGCGCCTAACTTAAGTATAACACCGCGTTCAAACCATATCTGATTAATAAACTTACCCATATGATAATATGAGGAAGCAATCTGACGTTTCTTAAGAATGCTACAGTGTTTGTAGTTTAATTCTGCAAGGCACTCATATAGTGCCATGTGATATTGTGCGTCACGCACACCTGCGAAGTCAAAGTTCTTTTTTTCCTTATCGTATATTGGAAGGAAATTAAGCCACATGTAGTAGTCACGTGGTAGATACCAAGTTTTGTCTCCATTTTTAAAAATTACACCTTTACGACATTTTTCTTTTTGATCGTCCCAGTATGTTAGAAAATCCTTACTTAGATAAGCAGCTGTACAGTATACTTCTCCATTTTCTTTAAACTTACGTGCCTGCTCATTGAACATGTGAGCAGTTTCATCAAATTCATATAAACCAGGTTCTTTAAATAATGGAGTAAGAAAATCAATGTAATCTTCTCTGGTATTAAAAGAAGTTGTTTCCCATGTGCCATTATTCCATGTAGGAATTATATATTCTGGATCACTATAATTGATCATATCCTAAGTTTTGGCCTCCACGTACTGATGTTTTACTTTGCTCAGCTTCCAGATCTTTAAGCACTCCTTTGAATGATTCACGAATAGCTTGGAAGTTCTTAGCTGCTGCAATAAGTGAGTTAATATTACCATCTCTACCAGCAGTAATGTTAGCAGTTTCCATATAATGACTTAAATTATCCAACATCTTTGCAATACCATTATACGCACGTAAAGTTGGTGTTGTGTACAAGGTAAGACATTTTTGAATAGCATTAATAATTAAATCACCATCTGTGGATACGTCCATACCTATAGAGTTAACAATAATATCTTCCTTATCGTCTTCAGGAACATTAAAGAATGGATTAAGTTCTGGGTTAGGACATGTCATATAAAATATATATGCATATACCTTAAGATGATTATCTGGATAGTTAATCATTATATCATGTAACCAATTAATGGTATAACAATGCTCTGTAGGCTTAACAACGCCATTCTCTACCTCAAACAATTTTATTGTCATTTCTTTTTGATTTTAAACTCTGGGTTATTTTGCATATGTTTTATAATAGCGATAACTTCTTTTTTAAGATAAGGCAGACTATATGGAACTACCTGTTCTACCACAAAGTTACCATCTTGATCCTTTGCATATATAGGGTTGCCATATTTATCTTCTCCTTCTTTCTTAAAAATAATATGCTCTAGTATGATTTTGCCTGGTTTAAGATTAGGATTATGCTTAAGCATAATGTACATGTAGATAGAAAGCTGTAAAGAATAATGCATATAATTACAATCGTCAAGATGATCGATAGGAAGTAACATTTTTTCTGTTACTCCTTGCCAGTTTGTATATGCTGCAAGCTTTATCTCTTTATTGGTTTTATAGTCATAAAGGTCAATAAGGTCGCTTATAACCTCAACTCTATCTGCCTGACCACAGATTCCAGCAGATTTGAGATACACCATGTGTTCAGGATAAATACCTTCTGTAAGATTTTGATCAGGTGCCAGTTTTACACCATCTTGCTCTATAGGTTTGTAGATAGAAATGTCTCTTCCAGATCTACCAATTGTGCTGCAAGATAATAGATCTTGTTCTCTTTGATTGTGATACCACGTACCAAGCTCTAATGCTACAGTATTACTTTTATCCCATATAGAGATAATCTCCTCTGGAGTCATACCATACCATTTAGATCGTTTGTTCTTAGAGGATTTTAAAGCTGTTGCCTCTTTTTCAAATGGTTTCTTAAGTAAGCTAATTAAGCTTGTTACACTTATCCATTCTATATTTTCGTTTTGATCTATGCTCTGGTATTTATGGTCTGCTGCTGTGAATTGTATTGCCATATCTTTAGTCTTCTGGATGGTTAATAATTGCCATAGCCTCTTCATATGCTTCTCTGCCATCAAAAGAGTTATGGATGATTAATGTAGATATTTCATCTACTGCTTTTCCTTGAGGTCTGCATTCACAGTCTCTGGATAAGTTGTGTATATGATCGTCATCTAGCGGGACAACGTGATATACATTGTCCTCATCATCTTCATTATGTTCAAATGTTCCCCACATATTGTTTAGTTTTCGTCATTATCTTCTTCATCTTCTTCATCTTCTTCTAGTGCTATCCAATGATTGTATGGACATGCAGATGACAAAGATCTAGTTTTAAGCGCTAAAGAACAGCCGCATGCTTTACAGCAAGGTTGTGTACCAGGTACTGCACAATCACTACCATCTTCATCTAAACCTTCACAATCAAAGCAAATAGCCAATCTTTCGTTAGCTATTTTCTCAACATAGCGCTTTCTAAATATGGTGTTCCATATTCCTTCAAATATCAGCTTCCTGTTTTTCCAGATCTCCTTTATCCTGTTCATTACGTTTTTGTTTTATTTGTTGTTTGCGTTCACTTTCT